AAAGTGTTGAGGAATTGATAATCACAGATATTTCAAACAGAATCGCTGATTCTATTGAAAAACAATTGTGGAGAAATACAACTGCGACTGGTGCTACTGAGTACAACTCACAGTGTTTTGACGGAGTTTTAGCACTTGTTACTTCAGGTAACGGAGCTACTCAATTAGCTTACACAGCAGCTACTCCAACAAATGGTTTAACAGTATTCTCTACTTACTATCAATCAATCCCTGCGAATGTATTACACAGAAATGACTTAGTTATGTTCTGTTCTTACAGTGATTACAGAGGTCTTGTAGCTTCAATGAGAAACAGCTCATATGTGAACTTGTTCTCATTTGATGATGCTTCTGCAGCACAAGGTCAAGAGTGGACAGTAATGTTACCAGGTACTAATGTAAGAATCATACCAACTCAAGGTCTTGACGGACAATCAGCAGTTGTTGCTGGTCCAGCTTCTTACTTCATGGTAGGTATGAACGCTACTGATAACGGTGGTATTGAAATCAAAGGTATGTATGACCCTTACGAAGATATCGTAAAAATCATCGCTCGTATGGTATATGGTCTTGGAGTATTCTCTGTAGATTCATTTGTCCGTGCGAAAAACTAATAAACCAAATTTAAATAATATAAACTATGTCGTGTTATATTGACCAAGGGTATAACCTTGATTGCAGAAACGCAAGTATAGGCGGGATTAAGGAAATGTGGATTTTGGGTGATAGTGGTCACACTATTACTGGTTTCACAGCAAATGCTTCAGAAGAAATCACTAGCTTTAGTGGTCGTGGTACATGGTATCACTTTGAACTTGTTAAACAATCTTCTTCATTCACTGAAGACATTTTGGTTAACGATGTTGCTCAATCTGTAACATTCCAACCTGCAGTGGTAATATCCTTACCGAAACTTAACCAAACGCTTAGAAATCTATTCTTTGATTTGGTTAAACAAAATGAACTTTACATTATCATCAAAGATAATAATGAGCGTTATTGGGCTGTTGCTTGGAGCAACGGTGCTATGGTAACTACAGCTTCTCAACAGACAGGACAGGCGTACAACGACCTGAACGGTATTTCTGTTACGATGACTGGTGGTGAACCAAACCCAGCTCGTGAGATTGATGTAACAACAACTCTTGCGGCTATCGCTACTGGATTCACAGTTCAATCCTAATATATAAATAAAGGGGGGGTCATTCCCCCCTTATTTTAAGCCAACATTTTATAGATGAGATTACAATGGAAAGGTCGTTCATATAGACCAGCAACAAACTTTGTTAGAGTTTACAAACCCGATGTTAATGAACTGATGAAACCATTATCAATGAAATCTGGTTTGGGTTCAGCAATCCTTACAGGTCAATACATTTCAGGTGATGGGACTGAATCTGATGAGCCTGTTGTTTCTCCTAGTCCGACCGCAACAGCTGAAGTCACTCCAACACCGAGTATAACCCCAACCAATACTTTAACACCTTCTGTTACTCCATCCTCAACTCCATTCCCATTCATTCAACCAAGTCTATGGTTTGATGCTTCTGATAGCACAACTATGAACTTGATATTGTCGGGGGGAACAACCTATATTTCACAACTTACATCTAAAGGAACAAGTAATTGGACTTTAACAGGTCAAACATCTGATAGATACCCAACTTATTCTGCTTCAACATCATTACCTGGTAGCCCAAACATTATTAGATTCACACCAAATGCTACTACGAGTTTGAGAAAAGCTTTGGTAGCTTTTGATAGACCAACCTTAACACATACTGGTTCAACGCTCTTTATGGTTTGGTCTCAACCAGCTGGAACCCCCGCATTTCAAAATCAATTATATTCAGGTAATACGAATGGAACATTGGCTCAGAGTGGTACAGATACATTTGATAGATTACAATTTGCAACAATAGGAACAAATATTGCTAATACAAATCTTTATCCACAAAGCTCATCTCAATCAGTTTCCATTCCTGCTCCTTTTTCAGCTACAAATCTCAATGGTAAGTATTTGATGAAGGTTGTTTTACCTGCTAATCCAGGTTATGGTAGTTGGGAATTAAACCAATCAGGTGGTACAGGAGCATCATTATTCACAGGAACAACAGTAACTCCTCAGTGGAATGCAATTAACCTTGGTTGTACTTCTAATAACACACAACAATTATTTTTTACAAACACCAACATTGAATTAGCCGAAATGATGGTCTATAATTCTGAATTGACTTCAGCAGAACAAGAAGCTGTTGAACTATATTTAAGAGACAAGTGGAGATATGACGAATGGGCATCACCTGTTCCGACTCCGACGGCAACTCCTCAGGTTACAACCACTCCTACGCCTTCCTTCACCCCAACTAATACGATAACTCCTACGACAACTCAAACTCCAAGCTCTACTCCACCAGCTTTTTCACCATCGGGGGTAACAGACCTTCAGTATTGGTTTATGGCTGATTCAGGTGCTACTGTTTCATCTTGGACAAACTATGGATTACTTGGTGGTTCAGCCACACAAACCGTTGCATTGAATCAAGGACAAATTATTACTGGAGCAACCCTTGGTTCGTATACAGGTACAGCAGTTCAATTTGATAACGGAAGAGATTTCTACACAGCAAACACCGCTTCAATAAGCACCACATCTCACACTTCATATTTGGTTTATAAACCATATAGTTCATCTGCAAGTGGTTGGGCAGTTGGAACAAAAACAGGGTCAACTTATACTTGGTATTATCAAAACTATGCAGGTGCAACGAGCGGTGTAACAAGAAATCAAGTTGGTGAATATAGAACATTTAGAAATACCGCAGCACAACTTATTATAAGTTCTGGTTCAACTGACCTTACAGCATCAAGAAATGATGTATTGGGTGTTAGTGGTTCAACAACCGCAAGTTCAGCTACAACAGCTAATTTACTTGAATTCGGATATGATGCGGGGGGTAGCATTTCTCAGGGTATCCAAGTATTTGAGTGGGTATTCTTTAACAAAGTCTTGTCTGCATCTGAACATACCGATATGGTCAATTATCTAAAAACAAAATATCAATATAGCACATGGTAAATTATATCATACTAATCAACGAGCAAGATGCTCAAGATTTAATCACAAGAATCAATACCTGTATGGGTTATCCATCTGATGGAACAACTACCTATATGACCTCTCCTGATGTTATGTGTGAGTTTGATTTGGAAACTGGTCAAAAACAAAACATTGGATATGGAATCTTGATAAAAGATTATGTTATTGATTGTCTAACAACACAGGAAAAAGAAGAAGTATTTGCACTTCCTTCAAACATTAACACTTGTTCCTATGTGGTTTCAGGAGCAACAGAGAATATCTAATTATGTCTCAACAAAGGAGAGTATTTTTAAAGACTTGGTGGAGTCCATATCTTGGTGAGTGGAGACCATTCCACGACAATTATATTTATGCTTACAATACAGGTTGTACCTTCTCAGGTAGTGCTGTGTTTACCCTTGTGGCTCCTACTCCGAGTGTTACTCCAACCTTAACGATGACCCCAACCCCGAGTGTAACAACTACTCCAAGTATTACTCCTTCTTTAACCCCTACCGAAACACCACAAATAACACCATCAGTAACCCCAACAATTACAAACACGCCATCAATTACGGCTTCAGAAACTCCAACTTTAACTCCTTCAGTCACTCCTACGACTACCACTACATTGACTGCGACTCCTACGAGCACACCTGAAGCCACAACGACAAACACTCCTACTTTGACGAACAGTCCAACCCCGAGTGTTACTCAAACGCAAACTGCTTCAAGTACACCGACCTTGACTCCTACGACAACCACAACTTTAACATCAACACCTAATTTAACTCCGAGTCCTACCAACACAATAACCCCAACGAGTACACAACCAACATTTGAGCCATCATCACTTGGTAATCTTCAGTATTGGTTCAAATCAACTGAGGGTGCAAGTAGTTCATCTTGGACAAACTATGGTTTAATTGGGGGAGCATTGACTCAATCTGTTGGTGTTAATCAACCAACAATTATTTCAAACGATACCTTTGGTTCATCATATACAGGTCAATCTGTGAACTTTGGAGCACTTGATTTTATGACCTTGTCTCACCCAAGTTCAGCCACAACATTTACTGGTAAGACATTCTTCTTTGTTTCACAAGTTAATTCAAGAAGTGATGGTGGATGGTCAATCAATATTCAAAATGGTTCAGGTTATACCTTGAATAACAATATATGGGATTATCAATTCTATGGTGGGGTTAACACAACTATATCAAGAAGTAAACCAGGTAGAAGAGAGTTTCTCTTTACAACGGGATATACTTTATATGCCGCTTCAGGATTGACTACAACAGGATTTACAGCTTCAGTCAATGATACTCTTGGAACATCAGGAACAACATCTTATATTGGTGAGGTTGCCGATTGGATTAACTTTGGTTATAGCATTAGTGGAACACCGTTCACAAATAACATTTCCATGTTTGAATTCCTTGGTTATAATAGGTTATTAACCCAATCTGAATTTAACCAAGTGTTGAATTATCTTAAGACGAAGTATAACTATTCAACTCCTCCTGTTACTCCGAGCATGACTCCTACGAGAACACCAGCGGCAACTCCGACTTTAACACCTAGTCCGACCTCAACAATTCCTGTAACACCGTCAGTGACTCCGACAAGGACAAGTCCATCGTATTTATACTATAATGTTGAAGCTTATGATAAATCATCATGTGCTCTTGTAACAACAGGTGTTCTTAAAATTGAAACATCAGCAAGCTTAACAATTGGTTTCCATTATTGTAATAGTGCTTCAACTTACAAATATAAACTATTGAGCCTAACCTCAGGTCCATCTTCAAATTTCCAAATGAATGTTCCTTGGGTTGGTCAAGCAAGCTGTGGAGGATTAACTTGTATTTAATATGGCATATTCAGTAATCATAACATTAACAGATGTGGGTTCAGCAGTTGGACCTTTTGACCTTTATTCAGATGTGGATAACTATGCAACCCCGTTTGAGAGTAATATCCCTACCTCAGCCTTTACCTTTGGTTATTACACAACCCTTGTCCCAAATAACACACTTACCATCAAGGTTCAATCACAAGGTGAATGTGTGAATTTTATATTAGCTGTAGTTCAGAATTTGCCAACATCAACTGTAACCCCGACCGTTACATCCACTCCGACTAGAACACCTGGTGCAACACCACAGGTAACACCTACACAAACAAATACCCCATCTGTTACTCCAACTTGTGGAACATTTACTGTTCAATATCTTAAATCAGAATTACAAGGTAATAGTCAAATTAGATTTAGACTATACAACGATGCAGGATTTACAAGTAATGCTAATG